GTCAAGGCCGAATGGAGCACTGCTGGGGATACTAAAGTTTGTCCATTGTGTGCTCCTTTGGAGGGTCAGGAATATGATCTTAAAACGATTAGGGGAATGATACCTAGGCATCCTAATTGTTTTATTGATCCACAGACGCCGATTTATACTTCGGAAGGTTGGAAACCTATAGGCAAGATTGAGATTGGAGATCTAGTTCTTACTCATAGAGGCAAGTTCAGGAAAGTGTACGCGTTGCCCAGAACCCCAAAAGTAAAATCTCCGGAAGTAGTACGGTTTAAATTCAAAGGCGATCTTACTGTTACTATGACTGCAGATCATCCTGTACTAGTTAGTAAACCCGGAAGTTCTATGGCTAGATGGAAAAAGGCGAAAGATTGTAAATCTGGGGATTTTTCAGTTGTTCTGAGTTCTGGTTGTAAGCGTTGCGGAAAACTGATTCCTTACTATCGCCATTATTGTACTAGGACTTGTCTTAGTTTGGATATTACTGATAAGCAATGGTCTGATCCGAATCATAGAAAAAACGTGAGTCGTAAAAATAGCGAATCAATGTTAAATCAATACAAACTAGGGCTTAGAGATAAGGACCGTATTACTGATGCCGCTAATGAAAAAACCCGCGAAATGGTAGCCAATAATGCTCATCCTTTACAGGATAAACGAGTCCGGGAACGTGGAAGTCATTTGGTAAATACTCCAGAACAAAGACGGCGATCTTCCGAAAGAATGAAGCGAAATAATCCAATGTACGATCCTGTGGTAGTGCAGAAAACAGCTGTCAAAACTAGAGAGCGTTTAAGACTTTATCCTGAGACTCACCCTAATAGAGTGATGGCAGTCAAAGGACGCAGGACAGATATCGAACAGAAAATGAAGGATTTACTTGATCAAATGGGATTTGAATACGAGGAGCAGTTACCAATTTCAAGTCCTAATGGTGGATGGGGTCAGGGCGCTTATTACTATGTAGATTTTGCTTTAACTGGTTTAAACATCGTCATTGAATGCGATGGAAGTTATTGGCATCAGGAACAACACAAGGATGCCGAACGTCAAATTGATATTGAGGCTCAAGGATGGACGATGGTTCGGTTTACTGATGATCAGATAAATACAAATTTACAAGAAGTACAAGACGAAATAGCTAGAATTTCTGGAAACCATGCGGGAACGTATGATTTCTGTTGTTTGGAGATTGAATCAGTGCAAAAATGGAATTTACAAGGATCGACAACTTTGTATAATTTGAGTGTCGAAGAAGATGAGTCTTATTTAGCAAAAGGGATCGCGGTTCATAACTGTCGATGTGTGGCGCTCCCTATTGATCGGAGTTAGATAAATTAACAGGAGATAGAATAATGCCTTGGAGTAAAAGTGATGTAGACCGATTCAAAAGCGGGTTATCTGACGCCCAGAAAGAACGCTGGGTTAGGATAGCCAACGACGCTTTGAGACGGTGTTTAGATAACGGCGGATCGCAGGAAAATTGCGAGGCGTCCGCTATAAGACAGGCAAATGGAGTGGTAGGAAATATGGAACACATATACGCGCATTTAAGAGCAGAACGGCAAATAAGGTATGAAAATTGGCAGGAACGACGCCACTTGATTGCTCCAGTTGTACTTCTTACAGCCGGAGTACATCACGGATCGGCGGGCAGAATACTTTATACGCAGGAGGAGCTGTCTAGAATGCCCGCTGCTTGGAACGGTGCTCCTGTTCCAGTATTACATCCAACAGATAATACTGGATCTCCCTTATCTTGCAACGAACCCGACGTACTCGAAAATCAAAATGTCGGACGGGTATTTCGGGTGAATTGGGAACCAGGTAATCAAAGGTTGAAAGGGGAGATTTGGATTGATATAAATAAGGCAAAGCAAGTTTGCCAACGCCTATCGGTTCCAGACGCAGTGGACATGATTGAGTCGGGCCAGCCAGTGGAGGTATCTACTGGTCTTATTCCGGAGCAGTCCGGGGAGTCCGGCACGTTTGGAAATCAAGAATACGATGCATCAGCCCATCACATTCACGCTGATCACTTGGCTCTACTGCCCGGAGGGAGAGGAGCCTGCGCGTGGGAGGATGGTTGTGGTGTGAGAAATTATCAAGGAGGTTCAAATGGTATGAAAAGGACAATACCAGCAAAGAAGAATAATGCAGACGAAACCTTCCAATCCATCGTTAATCAAGAGCAGAACGACGGTAATGAGGAGGCGATTAAGTTTGCACAACGGGTTGCGTATGAATACCTGAACAGCGAATCTGACGAAATGGAAATGCCAGAGGATTTAAAGGCATATGAGCCGTTGATGAACAAGCTACAGAAGTGGTTCCATCAACAGATGATTGAGGCAAACGAGGGATATCGGGAAATTATGAGTCAGCTTCAGCGTAAATTGGATTCGTTGGATAATTCCCAGATGACTCATTTTCTCGAAGACGTGTACGAAGATGGGACGTTTGTTTACAAGGAGGAATCGGACAATGGAGTCAGGTATTTTCAGCAAGGTTATCAGAAAAATGAGGATGGGACGATTGAATTTTCCGACAGTCCCCAACAGGTGACAAAACGGATCGAATTTCAACCCATCCAATCTCAAAATTATGAAAATGAAGGAGGTAACGAAATGACAAAGAACCAAACTCAAAACGGATGTTGCCCCGAAAAGATCGAGGCAATTATCAACAGTCAGGTAAATGGATTTACCGAGGACGACAGGGAAACTTTGCAGGCGTATGACGAGGCGTTCTTGGACAAGATCCCGTTGGAGGAGCCACAAGTTAATAATCAAGAAACCCAAACCCAAAACAGCGAGGAAAACGACATGAATCAAGTAGATTTTGATACTCTGCTTAAAAATGCAGACGCTGAAACTCGCCAGTCCATTGAACGCGGGCGCGAGTTGTACAGGCAGGAAAGGCAACAGATGGTCGACAAGATTGTGAACTCCCAGAACTCCCAGTTCACTCAAGAGGAATTGGGTCAAATGGATCACACCATGCTGATCAAGATTGCCAACAGTATTGCCCCGCAGGTGCATAGAGGCCCGGCAGGTGGTCCTCCGGTCAATGATAACAATGCCGTTGAGGATCAATATGAGGACGGACTCGATATGCCTTGGATGCAGAGCGAACAGCCGGAAACCAACAAACAACAGTAAACGCAAACCAATAAAAATTTAGGAGGTATAAATAATGAATACTATCAGGCTCACAAACTACAATACCATACAGAAGGAATTCATCATGGCGGAGGACGCCATGCCCGGTCATCTGGTTGAGCGGGATACCAATGGAAAACTGCAAAAGCACAACGGTTCCGCATCCGTTGCCCAGCCAATGTTTCTGTTTGAAGATGAATTGCAGGGCAAGGACATCGACCAAGCCGTGCTGGCTGATAATCCCGGTCAGGCTATAATCGCTGGTCGCGGAGATGAAGCACAAGCCGTGCTGGCAGATGGCGAGAATGTATCTGTAGGTGATAAGCTGGAATCCAATGGTGACGGTACTTTGAAACAAGGGACAACTGCTCCTATCGCGATTGCGCTTGAGGCTATGGATTTGTCCGCCTCTAGCGGCGAGGAAGAATCCGGCGCATTGGGCTATGACAAGCGTATTCAGGTAGAAGTATTGTAACCACAAATCAATAAAATTAGGAGGTAGAAATAATGTTTGAAATGATGAATGTGCAGAATGGACAGCCGCAGGCAGAGGGGCCTATTGCTCAGACTCTTCTGTCCAATAGCATGAACCCCAATAAGATGAGGCCATTTATTAACGACAAGGGTCAACCTTGCGTGACTCAAATGGTAAACGGTAAACCCAAGGCAGTGCCCGTACAAAATGCTGGTACTCCAGTAACCAATGCGGTATTGCGCAAGGATGAGTGGAAACAGATTGATGAAGCAATGATGAAAGTTAGGCGTGAGCGCCTGACTGGCATTGATGATCTGGTAAGTCGTGGACTTACATACAATCTGACAAATCCAATGGCAAGCACCGTGATGGAATTTGAGAGGGTATCCGATAGTGGAAAGGCTCAAATGGATATGGACGGTATCAATCGTGGTCAATCTGACAGACCTAAATACGAGATCGACTATTTGCCGATCCCCATAATCCACAGTGATTTCCATTTCAATAGCAGGGTACTGGAATCCAGTAGGACTAAGGGCGATCCCTTGGATACCACGCAGGCAGAGAACAGTACAAGGCGCGTTGATGAAACTCTGGAGGATTTGTTGTTCACTAATACTAGCTACACCTTTGGCGCTGGTACGATATACAGCTATGTCAACCATCCCAATAGATTGACCAAGACCCTGTCCCAGAGCTGGAGCGCCAGTGGCAAGACTGGAGAGGAAATCGTACAGGATGTGATTGATCTGAAACAGCAAATGATCGACAATTACTTCTTCGGCCCGTTTGTACTGTATATATCCGCCAAGGATGAGACTGTGCTGGATGAGGATTATGTGAGCGGATATCCCAAAACCATCCGTCAACGTATTTTGGAAATATCCGGAATTGATGACGTTAAGGTTGCTGATCACTTGGCACAGGACAACCTGGTCATGGTTCAGATGACTAGTGACGTGATTCGGCTGGTTGATGGGATGTCCCCGACTTCCGTTCAGTGGGAATCCCAAGGCGGTTTTCAGCTCAATTTCAAGATTCTGACCATTAGGGTTCCGCAGATTAGGCAGGACTACAATGGCAGGACTGGAATTGTCCACGCTAGTCTGTAATTCTAAATAGGCGGTAATCAGCCGCCTTTATAAAGGAGGTTTCGTATGGAACGAACCAAGAAAAATAATCAACTGCCCTTGTGGAGAAATAAGGGATCTACTCATACGCTCGCAGATGGGCGTGCGATTGAGAACGGCGAGCGTTTCCGCGCCGACGAAACTGAGATTCCCAATGCGTTTAGAGGGAATAAGATTGAAAAAGTGGAACAAGGTGAAATGGAGCAGGAACAAGAGGAGCCTGCTGCCAACTCCCTGCAGAAATTCCACAAAGGCGGCGGACGTTACGTTGTCTACAATATGAATACCGGACAACAATATCACGAAGGGTATTTGTCTGGAAACCAAGCTGATGCGCTGATAAACGGCGAAAATATCGAACTGGACCAAGAGGAAGAAGAAAACGAGGATGAGGAATAATGCGGAACAACAGCGATTTGCCTAGTGGGTTGTGGAGCGGTGAACGCGTATTCATTATTGGTGGAGGGTTTTCCTTGATCGAGCAATTCAATATACCTTATGAATTATATAAGGAAGTTGATCAGGGGAATGTGCCAGTAAAGGCGCTGACTCCGTATTTAAGTGATCTTTGGGATAAACGGGTGATTGGTATTAATCGCGCATACGAACTTGGAGAATGGGTGGACGCAATTTATTTTTACGATTGTTCATTCTATAATCATTATCGAACTCTGTTGGATCGGTTTGGAGGTTTGAAATTCTCCAGTTGTTCTCGATTTATCAATAACAAATCACGTGGTATAAGGTATATACCTATTGACCGGGATTCCAAGACCGGGATATCTGGCAAGAGCGATCATATTCATTTCAATTTCTCCAGCGGTGGTGCAGCGGTAGATTTGGCGACAAAACTCGGGGCTAGTGAGATCGTGTTGGTTGGGTTTGATATGTGCAATGGTTCAAATCAGGAAACTCACTGGCATGGTGGATATAAAGAGAAAGAGGAACCTATCAGACAAGAAGCCAAGCGCAAGAATAAATTATACCAAAAGAAAATGCCACATAAGCGCCATTCAAAACCTTGGCGGGCTCTGCTCCGAGATACCCAAAAAAAGGGTGTAGAATTGGCGAACAGCTCTTATAGAACGGCGATAAACGAAATTCCGCAAGTAGGGCTAGGGGAGTATTTATGAACGTTCCTGATCCAATAATCATCACAGGTGCGGCTCGGTCTGGAACCTCTATGATCGCCGGAGTAGCCCATTTATGTGGGGCATTTAAGGGCGATACCGGGAGCGGACAGCACAAAAATAATGCCAAGGGAATGTTCGAGAACCTGCAAATTAGGAACGAAATTATCAAGCCCTTGTTACGGGATATGGATATTGATCCCAAGGCTCAATATCCATTACAACCTAAGAAACAAGTGATCCCTGCCCACATGAGGAATGAGATCTTGCGCATAATGCTCCGGCAGGGGTATAAGGGCGGGCGTTGGATGATCAAGGAACCTAAGATAACTCATTGCTGGCCTGCATTTGTTTACGCGTTTCCGCGCGCAAAGTGGCTGATTGTGAGGCGCCGGGACGAAGAAATAATAAAATCCTGTATGAATACTGGGTTTATGAACGCATATTGCAAGGCGAATACTTTAAGAGAAATTAGTGTTGATAATGAACAGGAAGGCTGGCAATATTGGTTAAACATCCATAAACAAAGATTTTATGACATGATTGAACAAGGAGTCAATGCGCGTATGATCTGGCCTGAACGAATGGTTAACGGAGATTACAGTGAAATGATGGATGTTGTGGATTGGATGGGACTTGACTGGGCGCAAGATTCTGTTCATCAATTTATCGAGCCGAGGCTCTGGAAGGCAAGGAGAAATTAAAATGGCTTTGAATACTCCAGACGAAATACAGGAAATTGTTGCGACTGAATTGACTACTGAACGAATTCAGGCGTATATTGATGGAGCCAATGCGCTGGTTGAATCGGCGCTATTTGGAAAAGGATTACCCGATGTACTATTAAAGGAGATTGAGCGCTGGCTTTCGGCTCACCTGCTTGTTACTACCAGCCAACGTCAGTTGGAAAAGGCGTCTGCAGGCCCGGCAGGAGCTACCTTTTTTGGTAAATCTGGCGCAGGGTTGAACAGTTCAACATACGGGCAGACCGTATTACATATGGATACAACCGGAACCTTGCAACAGTTAAATGATCCATCTGCTCAATCATTTTCTATAAAGGCGCTATAGGGGGAATTTATGGGCGATCCGCTTGTTGATTTTGTTGATCAGGTATGTGTACAAACCGCGGTACTTTGGAAAAATCCTCTACCGGACAGGTTTGGAGAATACGAATTTGATGACGCGATTGAAATCTACTGTCGCTGGGATGGAAAACAGCAACAAATCGTGGATGAGAATGGCGATGAAATTGTGAGTGTTGCCGAAATATTACTCCATAGTCAAGCGAGCACGCAGGTAGGCGAATATATTATGTTAGGGGTTTTGGAGGATTTGGAAACCAACCAAATAAACGACCCTTTGAGCGTATCGAATGCGTACCGGATTAAAAATATACAATCTACTCCATTATTTCAATCTACCGATCAATTTATACAGGTGGCGTATATATGAAAGTACAGGGATTGAATAAGGTACTTAAAAATCTCAATGACGAGATTCAGAAAATAGAGAATAGAACCGCCAAGGGATTATACCGGGCGGCCATTCCCATACGCCGGGATGCTCAAAAGAATTGTCCAGTTATTACAGCGAATCTTAAAGCATCTGCTTATATTATCACGTCTTGGAGTGGAGTGGTTAAAGGGGAAAGCCCGTCATTTTCAGGCGAAAACTCTAATGAAATGGCGGCCGACCATAAATCCACGATTAGTAAAGAAAGCGTATCAGTTAAGGGAAGCAAATATCCTGTTGTTCAAGTTGGATTTACTGCTGTATATGCGGCCTCAGTCCACGAAAATCCGCAAGCTGGACGTAACAATCCCCGGTCTGGTGAACGGACTAAAGGCGGTAGGTTAAAATACTCGGAAGTAGGGGAATGGAAATTTCTGGAAAAGGCAGTGAAAACCCATGCCGATAACGCAATCAAGGTCATAGCAGAGGAGGCTCGGATTAAATGAACCCTGCCAGTTTAGATATAGCCCAATTATTGGATGGAATGTTCGGACTCACATTGCAATCTAATCTGTTTGTCAGTGCGTCGCCTGATTCTCCGCAGGAAATTGTGGCGGTATATGATTCTCCGAGCACTCCGCCCGATTTACACGGATACAGATATAGCGCAATCAATATAAGAATACGCTCTGTCCACTACTTGGATGGATGGAAATTAGCAAATGATATCGGCCTCTATTTGCATACCGATTATGGTTATCAATTTGAGGGCGTTTATTATACAGGCATCTGGATGTCCACGGATGTCGAACCGATAGGCAAAGATGAAAACGAAAGACGATTATTTTCAGTTAATTTTGAAACGCAAAGGAGGTAATATATGCCTAGTAATGCAATTAGTGGTGTTGGGACCAAGTTCCGGAGGTATAATCCGGCGACGAGTTCTTGGGAACCCGTTGCGGAGATTAATTCCATATCCGGTCCCGGCATGAGTAGGGAAACCATTGACGTGACCAACCTTGACAGCGAGGCTGGCTGGAGGGAGTTCATAACTTCCTTTCGTGATGGCGGAGAGGTTACGTTGTCTATGAATTTCACAAGGGATACCTACGAAACCATGTTTAATGATTTCATGTCTGATACAAGAAAGGACTATGAGATCATTTTGCCGGACGAAGATATAACCACGATGGTATTTACTGGATTGGTTACTAATTGTCCGTGGGAAATTCCAATGGATGACAAGATCACATCCGAGGTAACCGTTAAGGTCAGCGGCGCGCCGCAACTCGAATCCGGTAGCGGATCGTAAACCTATAACTAAAAGGAGGTCTCTAATCATGGGGCTTTTAACTAAAGATCAATTACTCAAGGCTGATGAACTTCAAATGGAACAGGTGTATTTGGATGAGCAAGACTTTGTATATGTACGGGAAATGACAGCACGGGAAAAGGACAGATTTGAACAATCACTGATGAAAGAGGTTCGGCATGAGGATGGGACTGTTGAGTACGAGAGCAATCCTGAAGATTATAAGGCAAAGTTGTTGGCCAATACTATTTGCGACGATAAGGGTAGCTTGTTATTGGATGTGGATGATATTCCTGCCCTATCTCAAAACAAAGGCGCATCTAAGTTAGAGAAATTGGCTAATATAGCCAACAGCTTGAATCGGATTTCTAAAAGGGATCGTGATGCAATGTCAAAAAACTCCAACGCCGACAACCCCGGAGATTCCAATTCCGACTCTGCAAAGAGTTAGGATATAAACATCCGGATGAACTATTAGGGGATCTGTCGGCAAGGCAAATGATGGAATGGGAAGAATACAATAAAATTGAACCAATAGGGCATGATTGGCGGTCGGATTATAGGACGGCTCATATGTGCGCTGTCATAGTAAATACCGCAAAGTCCTTGGTTGGAAGCAAAGACAATAAGACGTTTGGAATTAGCGATTTCTTGATTGATTGGGATTTAACCAAAGATCGCTCTACAAAAACTGAAAAACAATCTCCGGATCAAATGAAATTTATCCTGCGAGGCATGGTAAAGAGCCGGGGAGGGCAGGTACAAAGGCGTGACCCAGAAAAACACGAACAACTTAAACAGGAGCTGGGTATAGAATGAATGTTGGGCAAATAAAAGCGAGTCTTGGTCTTGATTGGTCTGATATGCGCCAGTCTATGGAACGGGCGCAAAGTAAGATCAAGGAATATGACCAAACTGTTCGCACGGAACTCAGGCAGGCGGAACAGAGGTTTTCCAAATTCGCAGGTGAAGTTAGGTCCACTATGGCTAGAGTTAACGGGCCATTGAGTACGTTCCGCAATCGTATGGGGTCATTAGGTCCGGCGATAGCGGGTGCTGGAGGTGCGTTTGCGGCGGTTGGATTTATCAAGAAAATGGCTGATTTTGAAAGGTCATTATCTGCCGTTGAAGTAGTGTCTCAAGCCACTGCAGAGCAGATGGATAAAATGCGGGATTCTGCCAAGAAAATGGGAGCGACTACAGAATTCGCCGCTTCTCAAGCCGCTGACGCGCAGAAATATTTAGCCATGGCTGGATTGGATGTTGAGCAGACTCTTGGTACACTTCCAAAGATGTTGAATCTTGCTACTGCGGGTCAATTAGATTTAGCCAATGCCGCTGATATATCTACCAACATCATGTCCCAGTTTTCAATGGAGGTTGAGGAACTCACTGATGTAAACGACGCATTGGTTGCCGTTCAATCCACGGCTAATACCAATATTGAGGAGGCGGCCAACGCGCTCACATACGCGGGCGCGAAGGCCAAATCTTTTAACATGGATATTGAGGATTCCGTTTCGTTGATTGGAATGTTGGCGAATAATGGTATTAAGGCAAGCAAGGCTGGAACCACACTTCGTCAAGGGATGCAGAAATTACTCGCGCCTACTGGAGAGACCGCCGAGATATTGGATAAATATAACATTAATGTCAAGAAATCCGACGGTTCAATGCGCAATTTCGTTGATATATTAAAACAGATGGCGGACGCAGGAATTGACACTACGGAAATGGCTGAGATGTTAGGGGCTAGAGCTAGTAATTTGACATTGATTATGAATAATGGCAGTAAAGCTATTGAGGACTACAACCAAGAAATTCGCGATATGGAAGGAATATCCAAAAGTGCAGCGGAAACCATCCGTAATGATATGCAAGGTGCGATTGATAAATTACAATCCCGGGTAGAATCCGTTGGAATTGCAATATGGGAGGAATATAAAAAGACCATTAAAAATGCCACTGAAGACGCCGCTAAATGGCTGGGGAATCATAGACAAGAAATAGTAGAAATATTTGATTCTGTAGTTCAGAAAGCCAAAGAAATTAAAAACGCAGCACTTCCAGCAATAAAGGGAGTCACAGCCGCACTACAAGGTGTTATGGACGTCTATAATGCCTTGCCTTCCGCAGTGACTGGACCAGGAACCGCAGGTTTGGTCGGATATATTTTGTTCGGTCCGGCAGGAGCTGCGGCGTTCGCTGGATTATCCATTGGGCGGGCGATTTATGATGCTACAGATGCGTCTATTGAGTTTAATAATACCTTAGATGCTCGCGCTCAAAAAATGGAACAAATTCGTAATAAGATCGGTCAGCTTAAAGAGATGCGAGACACAAGGCAGTCTCGGTTTGTTGATGAAAAACAAATTAATAAGGACATCGAGGCACGTGAACGAAGATTGGAAATTATGCGAAAAGCCCAATCACTCGACAAAGCCCGCGCAGGCGAATATGATGAACTTGATATAACACGCCCAACACAACAGCGCGATCAGCGGACTGGAATTGATGCAATGTCAAAGAAGTATCAAGATGCGTTCAGTAAAGCGAAAGATGCAGTAGATAGTTCGGAATTGGCATTGACTAATTATATGGATACAATAAAATCGTGGCAATCATTGGTTCAGGTATCTAATAAATTAC